GTAAGATGCCATACCTTAACAAAAAGCACCCGCTGATGCGGATGGAACCGGACAAAGGATTCAATGCCCTCTCCCGAGAGGATGTTGCCCTGCTCAACCCCGTCGAGTTCATGGGACTCTACATATGGATGGCACTGGTTGCCCCTGATACGGAGAAGCTACGGATGGCACTTGGGGAAGCTGAACGAATTGCCAAGGGACTGACTGAAAACGAAGTGCGCCGAGGCAAAGTAATTGCTCTCGATATGCACGAACATCACGGGATTGATACCCTAGACTGAAGAAACCACAATGGAAAAACTAGTAGCCCCAACGGACCCCACCCTGACACTGGAGTTGATTAACAATGCCCTGGCTGTTGTTAGTTTGCTCAGAATTGACTCGGTGCGGGTAGACAATCACGATGCAACGATTGGCGTTGTGCGGGGGGTTTGCCCCGACTCAGCCCATCCTGGCTATGAAGTCGTCATGGCAATGGGCGAGGATTTATTACGCCCCGAATGGAACATCATGGAGATCAGGGAATACTGGTCGGACGATGAAACCCTGCCTGAATTTTAACCCCCGAACCTCATGCCGTTAACACAATCAATTCAAGATCGCTTCGTGCAGTGGCGCAAGTCATGCCGGTGCCTCTCGCCCCAAGACTATCTCATCGAGACAGGACAGACGATGGAAGAACTCTGCGGGTTACAGGAAGACTGTTGCCCCTACGACGAGATCTTCGTCTACGACGGGGGAGTATTTATCCTGGGAAAGTCGCCCCCGACTAATCGATACAATCTGATACTGGACCGTGACGAATACGAGTCAGGCAAGATATCGGACCTTGAGCCTATCCTGTTCGAGTGGTCCCGCGAAGACGGGTACCGAATACCTGCTGAGTTTATGAACACCGATGCCATCCATGAGATCCACAAGTGGGAAGACTGGATGACCGACGAGTATTCGGACCCGTGCTTCCTCTACTTCCCCCACTACCACAGGCTTGAGGCGTATCGCTACACCGAGGACCGGATGGAAGCAGTGCGCTCTCTCAACGAACGGACCCGAATCAAACTGGTCGATCACATTGGTGAACTCAAACCGGAACTGGCGGGCAACAAGGTGGGTCGCAGGCCGTTGGGGTCGTGCGTCTGGATTGCAATGAACGCGGATCTCTTTGGGGGTTATGGACTCACTGCGACCGGCTGGACGAAAGAGGAGGCGCGGAACGCATTCTGGGACGAGTATTGCCGGAAGAGTCCTGTCTGGAACCGTGACGGTCAACGGGGGTGCGAATGCCCGGCTGACCTTGAGGAGAAGTGGGGGGTCCGATATCTCCAGTATGAGATCGGTCACGGGTATTTCGGGGACGACGATGTCTCCGATAAAATTAATGAAGTAAAACTTGTCACCCGCAAATGATTCCCGTAGCCTTGGTCATGCTCCTCACCTCCGTTCCCCCCGTTGCCGGTTACATTGACGGGCAACCAATCCGCCCCTGCCTCCGCTCGGGTATGTGCTGCCTGAAGGCAACGTGTGCTGTTGGGGTGGGTCACGGTGCGGACCCAGAGGGCAGGTGCAAGTTTCTACGGGGCGACTCTGCGGGTAGTTATTCCTGCGGCCTCGTTGATGATGGCACTGTATCGAAGGACACAATTCATGCGGGGGCGGGATGCTGTTCCCCCCTTGGTAACACTGCACGGGACAACGTGCTTAAAATTCTCCAGAACAATGCCCGAGGATAATCCAGACAAGTGCTACCTCTTCATGTCCGTAGCTCGCACCATCGTGGAGTACGAGAGTGAGGAAGATCGTGATGCGGATATCAGGGGATTCAATGGGCGGAACATACCGCACCAGAAGATGAAGACGCTGGACGAAGTTCCAGAGGAGGGGATCTACACCCTGTTCACCCTGTCCGGTAAGCACTATACCATCGCCCTGGTGAAGGAGAAGACCGACCCCGAGTCATTGGAGCAGGCCGCGATGAAAATAGAAGACTCAGAAAATTTCTAACTATGAAAATATACGAAGTAAAACACGTTATTGTAAGCGAGTGGTTTGATAATAAAGCAGCAGCACTAGCCGCAGTTAAAGCCACTGAGACTGAAACTACTGGAGGGCCAATCGCCCAGATGATAACCCGCGAGATTGGAAGCGGTCGAAAAGCCCTCGTCGAGTTTCTGAATGATATGGAGAAAGAAACTCTAAAGGAGGTAGCACAAGAGACGCTTTCGGAAACCCGCACCGTGATCCGTAAGACCGCGAACAAGCCCCCCGTGCCTGATCCTGCTTACGATTGATAATAAAACACTGGTCGATCAGACGATTCTTATATAATGTTTTTAACTGTCCGAGCATGGTGTGCGGGGAGATCCCGTAACGGGTTTGTTCAACTTCCCATTGAAACACTCGGACAGTGCCACCCTTTTCGTCCTCCGCAGCATGGTGTGCAGGGAGACCCTGTGACAGGCTAGCTAGTGCCTTATGAAACACTGCGGAGGACGACCTATTTGGCGCGTGATAATTGCTTTTGCCTGGGCATTCATCCTGACTTTTTTAGGCGGCGCGGCCTTTACTTCTTGGCTTGATACTCTCCTCCCATGAAAACTTTGTTCCCGAAACAGGAGGAGGCTTTTGATTTCTTTGTTTACCGACAAACGGGGGATCAGAACACGCTCGACCAGTCGGACCCAGGCACGGGGAAGACGGTAGTTGCGGTCAAGATGGCAAAGAAACTAGGCCGACCGATTGCGATCATTTGCCCCAAGGCCGTGATACCGGCGTGGAGGAAGGAACTGGAGGAGGAGGGGTTGACTGCAACCTTTATCCTGAACCTTGAATCCCTGCGGACTGGCAAGTCGGGGTATGTAACGAAGGTGGGGAAGAAGACATTCAAGTGGCTCCTCGACCCTGAGACGTTGGTCTTCGTGGACGAGATCCACAAATGCAAAGGCCCATTCACCCAGAATGCGGGGCTCCTGATCGCCTTGGTGCAGCAGGGGTACCACATACACGGCATGAGCGGGACGAGTTGCGAAGACCCAACCGAGATGCGCCCCCTCGGCCTGATGCTGGATCTCCACAGTGGCAATGAGCGCAAGCCTGGTTACCTGCGCTGGTGGCCGTGGATGAAGGAATACGGGTGCGCGAAGAACCGATACAACGCATGGGTCTTGGAAGACCCACAGCATTTGCCGAGGTTGCGGGAGATCATGTATGCGACCAGCACCCACCGGTTGACGGTTGATGACTTCCCTGACTCATTCAAGTTGAACCGGATATTCGTCACCCCGATGCAATTCCGGTGCAACGACCAGATCGTAAAAGCCTACGAGGAACTCAACCTGACCCCCCAGATCATCGAGGACTTCATTGAGAAGGGGACTGTGACCGACAGTGGTCATGTCCTTTCGGATATCACACGGGCCAGGCGACTGGCAGAGAGTTTAAAGGTTCCTGATATTGCGGAGATGGCCGAGGAGATCATGGCCGATGGCAATTCGGTTGTCCTGTTCGTCAACTACAGCGAGACGGTGGACGCGCTCCAAGCTCGATTAGGCTGCGACCGGATCGACGGGCGACAATCTGCGGACGAACGGCAACAGGTAATTGACGAGTTCCAGGCGGATCAAACGCATTGCGTAGTCGTGAACTCTGCGGCTGGAGGGACGGGGATCTCGTTACACGATACGCTAGGCAACCGGCCTCGCGTGACCCTGATCACCCCGTCATTCTCATTCAAGACATATATGCAGGTTCTCGGTCGCATCCACCGGAACGGCGGGAAGAGTGACGCGATCCAGTATGTTCTAGTTGCGGACGGGTCAATCGAGGAACAGGTTATGAAGTCGGTGACGAAGCGCATGGATAACTATAACGCCCTGCATCAAGTAAAGAGATGAGACACATAGTAAGAGAGTATAAGCCAAGGGGTATGCCCTTGTTGATTCAGGGGGAAGTTAGGAAAGTGCCTTCAGAAACATTCATAGAAGTAGATATGAAGAGTCTCCGCGCTTACCCTATTCTGGGGGACAAGATCCTACCGGCGGCTGATTTTCTATTAGAAGACGAAGAAGCAAAATTAATGATTGCCCAAAGGCTAGTGTCTATAGTAAAGTTAGAAAACTTTGAAGAAAATGACTGAGCAAGAACGACAGTTCCTTCAAGACCAATTAGTCCTTTTAAAAAATTCGATGGCGGATACTAGCAACCGCATTAAGATCATGCAGGACAAGCGGAAAGACTTCAACAAAAGGTATAAAGGAATCCGCGCCCGTTTAGTCAGAGCCGAGGCAGAGGAAGTTGCCGACTGGTAAAACTATTATGGACTACAAAGACTACAAAGAAGCCGGAAAGATCCTGGACCGCGTCCAGAAAAAGTTGATGGATATTAACAACGACCCGCTGCCAAGGACCGAAGTTCAACGGTGCAGGTCACTTAATTCGACCCGTAAAAATCTGGATAAGCTACGGGCGATACTCGACCGAGGGCTCTATGCAGACAATGAAGCCTGCTCGGAGCGTCCGAATACGGTTTTCTTTTAGTCGGGAAGCGGGATAAATTGTTCGTCTTTCTCGGCCTCTGCCAGCAGGGCGTCGAGGCGTTTCTTCCCTCTCTCGGTCTGCATCAACCGCTCTGTCAATACGGGGTTTGGTAGGTATCTCTCTCCGTATCCTGCAAAGGCAAGCTGGACTCGGCGGTCCCCGTACTTCGCACTCCGCAGGGCGCGATACATATCGCCATCAGACATAAACTTACGGAACCCTGTCAGTGTCCGGTGCAGCCTCCCGTTGAGTCTTAGCAGACTGTCCCGCGTATCGATGTAGAGATCAGCGGCTTCTGACGGGAGCATGGCATCGTTCTGGAGCAGTTCGTTATAGCGTTGCCTGGCTCGGGTGTATTCATCCCGCATCGCGTAAATTGATCTCTCGAACTGGCGGGCGGGATCAACGACCCTCGGGACAACAGGTAGACCCTCACTCAGAATCATACCGAGTGGCGAGTCCAGCCCCCCACCGTGGCCTCCCTCGATTGCGGCCTTGGAGGCTTCGATAACTTTAGCAGGAGTTCGAGGTCCGTAAGCCTCTTTCAAAACATACATAAGCCGCTTGCCGGTCTTCAGGGCAAACGGGTCTGTATCCTCGACAATAGGCTTATCCGTAGCCGCGTCCCGATTTTCTTTCACATCGAAAACTGCTCCCGCGAAGATCTGATCCCCGAGATAAGGATCAAAGATCGCCGTAGTAACCAGCTTCTCGAATCCTTCAATCGGTTCGCCCCTGAACAGATGCTCAGTGAAACGCATGGTCGGATCAACGAGAACCGAGAACGGGTTCATGTAAGTCAGATCTAAGCTCCGCAGCTTGCCCCCTGCTTTGAAGTAGAAGAACGTATGATTCTTCAGGTAAGACGGGAGCGACTCTCGGAGAGCTTCGTCTTCTTCTTCCCCAATTCCACTAACGACCGTCCGCAAGAGGGTTGGGACAACCATACTGAATACACCAACAACGGATGTGAATCCGACCAAGCGTTTTACCCCCCGACGTTTTATCACTGAGTTTGAATCCGCCAGTTCCTTTCGGATCTGCTTCATAGTATTCGCGGAAATCCTCGGGATGTCCGCAGTGAACCGGATGAACGGAGCGAGGAGGAGGCCGATCCCCCCACTTGTTATCTTCTTGATGATCGGAGGTGCGCGGTCATACGACTGAGCGGTTGCAGTCACGATGTCCGCAGCCAGTTTGTCCCGCTGTGATGCGGACATATTCCTGTATTTGCCCTCTTCTGGATCGGTTTCAGCCGCTTCCTCGATAATGGCGCGTTCGTTCTCGAAGTAGCCTATCTTATAGAACGAGTCCATTGCCGAGGCTACCCGAGCCGCCATGTTCTTTGCTTCCCGCGCCACACTTGCGGGGGTCTTCTTGTCGTTGATTACCTTGGACAATTCGTTGAGCTTTTCCTGCACACTGGTCATTGTCTCTTCTCCGCGCATCAGGCGGATCATAAGCTCTGACCGGATCTCATTGCCGAATACTCCGAGCCCTTGCAGGAAGGACAAATAGGAGTCCGTCTCAGCCTTTGTTCCACTGATAGCCCGTTTCAACATACCCTTGGCTCCGTATTCCCCGCCTTGGTAGCCAGGAATCAGGATAGCTGCACTCCCTTTCAGGAGTTTGAATGAGTTATACCCTTGCGCGGGGCCAAAGAAGAGGACGTTGGAGAGCATATTTCGCACATAGAACCCAATCGACAGGAGCGTCTTGGCCCCCATAGAGTAACCGGTGAGCTTGTGCGCGTGTTCCATGATCTTGTTAAGCCCCTGAGTCGCGGCATCATTGCCTGAACGGGTCTTCTGTTGGAACACGATCTTGAGATCTTCATAGATCTCTGGCGAAGTATACATCCCCGCCAATGGGTTGAGCCCATCGTCGGCTTTGTCCGCAGCGATCTTCTTGTATTCCAGTTTCGGGTCGAAGTTCTCTTCGTTCCTTTTTCTATTATACTCTTTAGCACTGAAAAGCCATCCGCCCTCGACTCCTTGAGCCTTAACCGCGTTAAGGAATGACTGATGCGCTGCAATTCGCGCCACTAACCCGAACGAATACAAGAGGTTGTCGATACTATCCTGCTTGAGGTTATTGGCTCCCATCAGGTTCGCCAATGGCTCCGGTATTTCTGACCGGCCTTGCAGGTTTTCAACTAGCGCACTCAACCCATTCTGACCTCGGCCAACGATTGATGCAGGAGCATCCGCGAGTTCAAACGCATTACCGAAATCACTGGCTCCGGTAGCCGTGTCGAATGACCGCAGGAACTCGATCATCATTACCTCACCGAGCGACTGAGTCCCGACCGCTTGCGCGTTGTATTGAGCTTCAGCTTCAACACGGGCGGCGTCAGTGGAGATAGGCTCCCCTTCAGCCTCTGCTTTTGCTTGGATAGACTTCGCAGTCGTGCCGATGTAGAAGTCGCGCATATACTCGATTGCCGCCATGCGGATATTAATCGCTTCTTGGGTATCCGCTTCGAGGATCATTCCCACGTAGCTCGGATCACTGAACATCTCGTATCGACGGGTGATGTAGATCCCCATGTTGGTATCGAACTTCACACCGATATCAGCCGCGTGTTGCCCGAATGCTTGCTTGGCCGCGTCGGACAGGGAGTCCGTAAGCGCCCTTACGTTGAGGACAACCTTGTAGATCTCGTTGTGGTTATCCTTGAGGTATTGGAGGCTTTGGTTCCGCTCAGTCTTGATTACCTCAACCGCAGCCATTCGGGCGGCGGTCATGCGGCTCTCGAACTCGTTATTTATACGTTCGATCTCCGCTTCTTGTGCAAGTCCGTTCTCTATTTTCTGTTCCTCAGTGGCTCCTCGGTTGGCATTACGAAAGTCAATGTCGGCCTGTATTTTAGCCGCGACTTTCTGCTGATGAAGCGACTCTACAAGCTCGGGGTCTACCTGGACATTGTCCGTGGTCCCTGTAGCCTTCTGCACGTATCTCCAGAACTCATCGTCCTCGGGCGGAATGTCCTCCCCGAATTCTTTTGTCAGCGCGGCTCTGTAGTCTGCGTGGAAGTTATCCAACACATCGCCACTGGACTTGATAAAGTTATCCCGTTGGCGCATGAGCCGTAGGATGACGGGGTCAGTGTCCCCGACAAACATACTCATAAACTTACCGGCCCGTTTGTATGGACCTGCCTCGACGACGGGGATTTCCAGCAACCTGATGTAGCGGTCGAAGTCCATCAAGTCGGGGCGGAACTCAACCGGTAAGTCAGACGGCTCCCCGAAGGGGGCGAGTTCGGGACCGAGCCCTGAACCCAACCCTGTTTCGGCTGTTGAAGCCTCAACGAGCCCTTTAGATTCAGGAATATAGACGACCGCCATGTTACCAATATTGGCGACAACTGAGTCGTGGCCTTCGGCCACTAAATCGTCAGCAAACTTGTTTTTAGCTGCTTCGGTAAGATAATCCCACGACCCCAAGCTATCCAGCCACTCAGATTGGCTAATATACTTAGGGTTTCTAAGGCTAGTTTTCCAAGCCGCAGTCGCCCCATAAGTACCCGCATAAGACTGGCTGCTGATAAAGAAGTCATGTTTTCCACTAAGCGCGTTTGGGTCTCCCCGCCTAGAGCCGCGATACAAAACGATATTATTAACGTCGCTAGGAGGCTCAACCGCCCCGAGCCCTGAAAGAATCCTAGCCGGTCCCTGTTCAGCCTTGAGCCCCCGAAAACTGGGCCTATAAGGAGCAACTTCTTGTTCGCGTAGAACACGCGCCTTGTCTCTTATGCGCGTCATCAACCGATCCCACCCCTCCTTTTGGTCTAACCGCCAATGGTGCATGGCGATGGTGTTCGGGTCAGACCCCAAATCTTCGAGCATTATCTTATCGGCTTTTGTCAGCCTCGCCCCCACCATTTTTGTGGCGGCTATCCAATAGTCTGCTCCCTTTTGAGTTTGTTCCTTACGGGGGGCTAAAGAAAGATCTTCGATCTGTCCCAAGGCATCCCGAGGAATCCGCGCTCCCATGAGGCCAATGGCTTGGCCCATCTCGTAATCAGAGATCCATCGTTGGGAACGTCCGGCCATGAAGTCCGACACACCGCGCCCGTAATCCTGCTGCCTGAACAGGGACTCACCAATTGAAAGAACTTCAGTAAGGGCCGTGTTTTTGCCTGGCTCGAATCCAAGTATACGTTGGATAATTTCTACGAAACTGTCCCACGCAGACCGGTCTCCCCGCTCAACTTTTATGGTTGCCAGTTCCCTTTGGAACTGCGGGTCCATGAACGCTTGAGCAATAAATTCATCTAGGTTACCGAGAGCGTAATTAAAGCCTGCACGGGCGGTCGGGTCTGGATTACGCCTCGATACTTTACCCCCGATGGTTTTTGCGGCTCCCCCTTGGTCGATAACATGGAGATAAAGATCAATTAATTCCCTGACAGGTTGCGAAACCGCGTCACCGCTAATACCCGCTTTGCCTGTTTTGGCAATTTTCCTTAGTGACTTTAAATACAGTTCCCCTTTGGGATTTCGTATGTGCCTATGAACTTCAAGCCATAACTTCTTAGTGGACAACGCATGAACAATCTCATGGGCAATTGTGGAAAGACTTTCTCCGTCACTTAGGTGAATTGCATCACCACCATAACTGTAATACGCCCGCTCCAGGCGTGGGTTTACAATTACGTCTACTGTATCAAATGCCTCGGGGAAGTCTTTTTTGAACTTGGTGATTAAGTCTATATACGCCTCGCTATTAGCCCCCCCGTAACTACCGGTAAGCTCCGAAGGTCTCGTTGCCAACGTCCCTCCTCCTAACTTTTTGTCCGCAATAGCGTCCACCAACTCCCCTATCGTCATGCTCCCATGCGTACCCCGCAGCCGGTTAGCAAAATCGGGGTCCATATCAGCGAGTTTCCTGATCCTGCCGCTGTCTTTTTCATCGTACCCCCGACGCTTATATGTCCAGCGGTCTAACGCTGTGGCCCCGCGTCCTCCCACTCCCATCATCCTTTTGTGAGCCGCTTGCGCTTCTAAGCCACGCTCGGCTAGTGCTCCCCGCCATGCTTTTTCGATGATGTCCACAAACCGTCGTTCGTCTTCGATAAGGCGACCATCATCAAAGCGCACCCCGTCGTTGGTCAGTCCTTCTATCATCCGGTCGAATTCCATCCCGTTTCCGTCCCAGAAGCCAGCCTGAAGAAAACTCTCGTATTCTTCAAACTGCTCAACCTTGCGAATGTTATCTCTCCGGTTTATTATGTCCTGTTCAAGTATATCGAGGTGATCTGATATCCTAACCAAGATAGCTTGTCCCATCCTACTGGTGGATTCGGACGGGTCAGCCCATACCTCTTTGAAATTCTGGTAATCTTTCGGGTCACCACGGTCCCAGCCGGACAATTCAAGAAGCGCGAGCCCCTTTACTTTAGCCACAACCGTTTCTCCAACCGGCATGAGCCCTGAACCCAGAGCCCTTGGGGGTTGGATGTCAGCGTATTGGCGATTTCCCTTTTTAGATATCGGGTAAGGATTGGGTTCCCTGACCACATCTGAAAGCACGTAGCCATACTTCTTCCCCTTAGTGTCAAACTTACTGCCTTCTTTGACGAGGTGCTTGTCTTCGTCAGCCCTGAAAGATTCGATGTCGGGGTAGACGATTGGTTCGTCTCCAATAGTCGCGTAGCCAACGACTACAACAGGGCTTTTACCAGACCGGATAATCCCGACACGCTGCCCCAAGAATGACTTGAGTGTATTCCTTGACCGCGTCTCGATGGTTTTTTCACCGTTGAGGATCTGTTCTGTAAACGATTGGGTTCCGTCGTTTATGTAGATGCCCTTAGTTACGGGACCGAGCCCTGAACCCAGAGCCGCGCCTCCTGTAAGCGGGGGGTTGTCCAGGGTAACGTCTTCGTTCTTGGTGATGACGATGGTCGTGCGACCCTTTTTCTGAATTTTGGACCCTGTAGGGATCGTGACCGTGAACCCTTCGCCAAGGGTCTCTTCAGCGTATGTCTTTAGTTCTTCTTTATTGAACCCTTTCTGGTAAGTGAGTTCGCCGCTTTTCTTTCGGATAACTTCTAGTTCTCCGAATTTAAGGAACGGGGCCGCACCGCCTGCAACATCTTTCCCCCTAGTAACGACCACGGCCTCGCCTCCCACTTCAAGGTGGTTGGCAATATCCTTGAGGATAAACTCACGGGTCTGCGGCTCGACTACATTAAGAACAAAAGTATTCAGGATGTTAGGATACTGCTTGTCTATCGAGTCCCCTTGCCCAGCCGCACGGTCTCCAGTGTATGTCGGGGTGAAGGTGTCAGGAGGGAATGGTTCAAATGAATCTGCTCCGAGCGCCTTGGACGCCCCACCTGTGCCGTCGCCGTATACCAGTCCACGACCATCTTCGTAGTCTTTTTTGGAGATGATTCCACTGATCTTGAGATCTTCGTGGATTGTTGTGTTTGGGTTTTGCGTTTTCCCAGCCCTGATATCGATAGCAAGGAACAGGTCGCGGTTCATCGTAACGCCCTTCTCGTCGATCAGTTTCTGAGCAGCCTTCTGGTTCAGTTCCACGGACTTCTGATCCGCGCCGACCTCGGTCGCTTTCTTAACGGCGTCAACGAAGGACGATTCAGCAGGCCCGAGCCCTGAAGCCAGGCCCGCGCTCTTGAGCGTCGCGCCCCCTCTGGGAGGTCTCCAAAGTTGAAGACCGTCCAAGGCTACCCCATCAACAAGATCCGAATGCATCTGTCGGATTAAGTGCATGAGTTGGGGGTCAGTAATCCCTTCCACCTTATGTTCCTCCCATGTTCCGTCAGCCTTGCGCCAACTTATCTCTTCTTCCAGTTCGTCTTCTATTATCTCTTTCCACGATTCAAACTTTTCTTCAATCCACGCCTCGGGGTCTTCGATCATCACATCGTCGCTTATACGAAACTCAGTGAACCCTAACGCCCTGAAATAATTAATCTTATCCATCCCCTTTACAGACAAAACATAATCTCGTTCCTGTGCGAGGGCTTCCTTCGCTGGGCCGTAAGGGTCTAGCTTGCCCCCGGAGTCAGGAAACTGGATAGTAAGAGTGACTCCCGAATCGTCAGCCCGCTTTATAATTTCCTCCATCAGGGCTTGCCCTACACCCTGCCCCCTCAAATGTCTGGGGACAAAGATATTCGATATAATGATCTCAGCACGATAAGGAGAGGCACCGCGCTGGTATTTACCATTTACGATTTGTCGATCGGCGGACCCCTCATCGGGTCTCGCGGCGACAAACCGAACTAGCCCATCCGTGAGGTAATCCTCGCCGGTCGCCGGGTCAAAGGTGCCGGTACCCCCGAGCATCGCTGGATCAACAGTAGTAACCCCAACAGTATCGGCTAGGGTAAGGGGTTCAGACATTGTACCTAACTCCCGTATATTTCGGAGTCCGTTTTCAACAATTGTATCTATGTCAAGGTCTACCCCAGCAGCAAACCCTGTCTGGTAATCCCTAGGAAAATTAGTGGGGTCGTATGGTATATCAGCAGGACCGAGCCCTGAAGCAGCCGCCCTTCTGGGCTCTTCGTAGGGCTCAAGCGACTTGTTCATGCCGAGTTGCTTCCGAAGCTGTTCCAACGTGGCCGTTGGGTTGTTCGGGTCGAATGCCATCATGTTGGAGTGGTAGACATACCCCGCCTCCATCCCTCGGATCTCTGCGACTATCCTAGTAATCGCGGCCTGAAGCTGTGGAGAGAACTGTTTGCGGGTCTTGTTGGACCCCATCCTATTCAAGAGTGACTTGAAATAACGTGTGACCATCGGCCTTGCGCCAGGATTCTTGGCAAGGAAGAGCACGCTCTCCTCGGTCGTGAACCCACGGATTACCCGCTGGGCGTGTTGCCGCAGCATCTCTTCAACGATCTGCAACTTTACTGCGCGGTTATTATCTCGGAACCCGCGCCTCATTTTTTCCCTAGTCTCCTCAATCTTTTTCCCGCCGCCATAATCATTGATAGTCCGCATGGCGTCTTCCTCAGTAAGCTGGTCGATCAATACATTGATCTCAGCTTCGGAGATAACCGCGACCGATGCCGCGTGTGCGTGTTCTTCATTAAGAACAACCCCGATGATTTCCGCGACGGGGACTGGTTCACCGCCATTATACAGCACTATAGATTCGATGAAGTTAAACATCGCCTCGGGGTTAACTCTCATTACCCCCGATTCAGAATCTACTTCGGCCATGCCGTCGAGGGTCTCATCAACGACCACCTCAACTTCTGGCGGGGATAGCCGCCGTGCAACCTCGGCGTATCGTTCTTTAACCGCCTCCCGTCGTCTCTGCTGGGCAACATCCAGGCCGGTTGCACCCTGCAACGCGGATGCTAATCTTGCACCGTTGTTGCGGGAATTTGATACTTCTTCGGCAACCTTAGACGCAAGATTATCCGCCGTGAGGCGTCTCTTGGGAGAGGTGTTAACTATTACCGGTGCCGCTGGAAACACGGCGTTAGCAATAAACGATTTTGCGCGGGCGGGAATAGTCTTCAAGGCACTGAGCCCCTCTTCCTGCAAAGCAGCAAATTCATCAAAGGTCATATCAACCTCTCGTCGGGTTGAGGGCCGACCCGCAAATACAGCGGCGTGAGACAGGTCCAATACCGCAGAAAATGCTTTTCTGAACTGTGGGTATTGAGTCCTCTGGATGTTAAACAGACCGAGGATCGCGTCTACGATCCTTTGGAACATACTCCTCGGCGTTCCAATAGCCCGTGCGGGGTCGGACAGAACTTTGACGGCCTGCTGGAATTCCGTTGAAGTCAGGAAGTGCGCTATAAACTCGTCTGTATTTTCGAGCGCCTCGTAGACACGCGGGTCGTGATTATCGAAGGCCGTGCTAACATATATTCCGCCCGTGAAGCTAAGAGCATCGCTGGACTGGTATGCAAACTGATCTTTTACGCGGGCTATCAGCCCCTCCAGTGTCCTCAACGCTGACCGCTCTTGGCGCGTCAACTCAGCTTCTGGCTTACGGGTAATCCCCGACACATACGCATGGGTCAGTTCGTGGAGTAGCGTGTCTGCGACTCCGCGTGGGTTATACCCGTTGATATTGATCGAGATTGCGCGGGTGCCATCATCTTGAATGCGGAGTCTACCAGCATACTCTAGCCCCGTCTCATCAATCGTGAACGCAATGTCATTTATGAAACTGGGGTTCTGGATAAGGAGTCGGGCGAGCGCAACAAGGTGGGCGTCGTAATCAGTTTCGGCGCGGTCAGACACACCAATGATTCTGCGAAGCGCCTCAAGAATAGAGTCAGGGTTTCCGGTTTCGAGGCCCAAGGCAGCAATCGCTGCAAGGTTCTCTGCTTGTACTTCCGCCCTCGTCATGCTCGTCGGCTGAGACCGGAGGTAAAGGTCGCCTGCTGCTTTTTGCACGGAAGATATGAACTCGTCTGTTTGCCCAGAGTCTGGCTCTTGACCGAGCAATTCGCGCAAACGGTCGTTTATTACCCCACGGTATACAGGGTCTGTCTTAGGGTCTCCCTCGATGGCCTGCGAAGACAGGGACATTATCTGAAGTGCCTGGCGAACCGCCGTCCCCATTTCGTATTTACCACTCTTCAAATCACGCTGGAAAGTCAGACTGGCAGAGTTGGCGCGGTTATTGCCCTGTGCCATCCACTGGACAAACAACCCCCACGCTTCCTTGTTGGTCATCTTCGAGAAGTTGATCGAAGACGACGCATATACTTGTGACTGGATAATCTCCAAAACGTCTCTCCGCAGTGCAGGGTCTGCGGCCATCGCCGCGACGGCGTCCGACTGCATCTCCTTGATCATGTTGGAAATCTTCCTGACCGGAAGTTGTGGTAGAGCTTCCTGCGGGTAAGGCGTATACGGATCAGAGATTTCCTCGGCGGCGGCGAAGTCGGGGTTGTTCTGCAAGTTCGACGCTTCGTCCAATGCAATAGTCGCCACATACGTCTCCTTCTGATGCTTGAGCCGCGTAGCCTGAATCTCCATATACTTCCCTGTTACTTCGCGCCCCACAGCAACGAGTGATACAGGCTCGCCCTTCATAAGGGACTCTTGTGCTCTGAGTTTCAGTTCGATCAGGGCCGTATCCCGCAGTGCGGGGGTGAGGTCACCACTGTCGAGGGTCGGGAGGAACGGGTTCAGTTCTTCGTCGGTGGATACCCGCGACATTGCTTCGTCATAAGTAATCTTCTCGTCGGGGTTGAACGGAGAAGTGATAAGCAGTTCCACCAATCCTTCTGGTGCATCCGGCTCCCCTTCTCTTGCTTCCCGAAGATCTGTAACCCTACGGATCAATGCGGACAAACCGGTGTGGTCTTCTCGCAGGTTGAGTGCGTGTTCGGCGGATGTGAGCGCGGATACAAGGCCACCGGATTCAGGGACCACGATGTCGGACACGACAAACTTGTTGCCAATCCTGGCGAACCGGAATGCAGGGTTCAGGGTGGGGGAGGTTAAAGCCTCCACCGGAACTTCAACCGGAGCCCCCTGCTCTATTAGTCCGAGCATACTAGCGGGGTCGTTATTAAACCGCCCCACGCCATTTGCGTCGATGACCGCCCTGACCGGACCATACGAAGGCACTGAAGCTCCACCACTGGGGGTCTCTTGCGGGATGACGGGAAAACGGGCTGCAATCTGGTCGGCAATACGCTGGGTGCTCTCTTCGAGGAACTGGTCAGACAATGTCCGCACACTCACGGGTACCCCGAGTCTCCTCAACTTGGCGGCGGTAAGAATATGCGGGTAGCCACTTTCGATAAGCCGCTCGATGGCCGTTTCTTCGGCGGGTGCAACGGGCTCTTCTTCGACTTCGATTTCCTGTTTGACCCTGAATTCTTTTAAGGCCGTGATCCGGTCACGAAATGCCTGGCGTGTAAGAGCTTTAGCAGCCTCGGGGCTTACGGCGCGGCCTTCCTGCACGGCTTTATCCAATGCCTGTTGGACTGCGGGGACGGTCCCCGTGGCTGATTGCGCCTCTATGTCTCGGGACAGTTTCTGGTAGAACTCTCGTTTCTGGTTTATCTCCTTAACCTGCTCCCTGAACCGTGCTTCGACTGCCTTCGCCTCTTCGGTTCGTTCGGGGTCAATGATAATGCGGACCTTGGGGTCAGCCAGCGGCTCCAGCTTGGCTTCGACGGATTCTCCTTTCTGACCAGTAGCGAGTTCACGAACGGCTTGGTGGTCTGAATTTTCGACAGAACTGGATTCAATCGGGTTCAGCCCAAGCCCACTCATCAACGCGCCCTTGATTCTTACGGTCGCTGGGTCCGCGCCGGATACCACGGGGGTTTCTTCCGCGAGAACTTGGCTCATGGCCGACTTAATGGAAGTCGGATTGATTGTATCTTCGGGAAAAAGATCCAGTTGGGCTGACTCGGGGGGAGCGGGGGCTAGCTGGCCTTTGGTCAAGCCAAGTCGTCCCTCCAGTGCCGCAGCAAGCTCTTCGGTATGTGATATTTTTGCCGCCTTGCCTGCATAAGCTGGGTCTACACCACTGTTTATAGTTACACGGTCACCAAAAATTTCTTTGGCTATTTGCCCCCCCAATTCGGCATCCGCTTTCGTGGCCCCATGCATTACAAAATTATCAAACTTTGTAATGAAACGCGCTCCGGTTGGAGAATGCTTGAACTGTCCATTATACCCCCGCTTCTGTAGCGTATCTATGAACGCCTCAACTTCTTGTTGGGTAAGGTCTAATACTTCATCGACCCCAAAGGTCACATAAGTCTTATGACGAGGGCCACCCTTTTTGTGCGTATCTTTATTTATTGTAAAATGCTCCCAACCACTTGCAGACTTGTAATAGATATCTTTATTTAATTTCAGTGTGCCTTTTGTAGCATCATCACCAACGGTGTCGTATGCGAATGTGACCGCCCTTGCTTCCGCTTCGCGGGATTTATAGTAAGCTAATACTTCCGCCGTGCTCTTACCCCGCAACTCAGGTCTGGTAGTTAGTGCGTCATACGCCGTCATCCCCTCTGGGAGACCATATGAAGCGTAGTGCTCCACCAACTCCTCCCTGCTCATGGATAACAAGGCCGCTGTCGGAACAAGTTCAGCCGTAGGTTCAGCCGCAGGTTCAGCCCCCAACGCCTCTCTGAAATCAATAGCCGCTTTCTGGGTCTCAGTCAGGACTCCGTCTTCGGGGACCGCGTCCGCTGCCTTTGCCTCATTGAGAATCTGCGGGACCGCCATTCCTGCCAGAGGGCCAGAAGTTGGCTCCACGGGTTCAGCCACAGTTTCAGCGGCGATAGCGGGGGGCGCTGCTGCTGCCGCCTCTCTAGCGGTATCCTTGCGCCCCCGTTCTGCCAAAGCATCACGGATAGCTTGAGCCGCCTTCGGTGCATCACTTTTCTCCAGATCGCTGACAGTCTCATTAATCACAGCGTCAATAAATGACGCCTGTCGCTGCATCTGGTAAGGGTCGGCACGAAGAATACGGGCAGTCCCCCTGATAAGCGGCACCGACCCACCCATGACGCCCCCCAAGGCGGCTGCGCGGAACGTCTGCTCCATGCGCTCGATCATTGGGGTATGCTCATGTAGCGCGGCGTCGGTAAACAGCACGTTGACGAACTCATCGATGCCTTCTTCAAATCCTTCGTGGGCTATTGATTTGGCCACGCCTGTGATTGGCCCCGCAACCGTGGAATGTTTTTTCATCAAGGTTGCTAATGACTCTTTAACCTTGTCAAACAGAGGCACCTCCGTTTGTGCGGCCCCGACCTTGACTTTATCGGGCATATGCCGAAGCCGTCCTTTTAAAACTTCAGCGACAGCCTTCATTTTCTTATATGAAAGCCCGCGCATGAGCGCACTTTCCAGGCCCCCCATCCCAATCTTGGAAAAACTAGCCGTAAGCAACCCCGTAAAAGTAGCCGCTTGAAGCCCTGCCCCGAGGGCGCGGTCGTGTGCGTCTTCTTTGGATACGCCTTGCTCAAGGAGTTGGTTGTATACCACGCCGTAGGTAGACCCTCCCGATCTCATACCGGAAGTGATAAAGATGCCTCTAGTGGGGCCAATCTTTAATACGTTTGCCAGCTTACCATTGTAAGCATTAAGAAGATCCACGACGCTATCAACGCCCGCTTCGCCATCCACCGCTTTGACAAGCTGTTTTTTCAAGTCTGGTTTGGCAGTCCCCTTAGCCGCACCGACACCTAGTATTTTTTTGGCCTGCTCGCGCACCCCGCCAGCAGTAGATGTCCTGAACAGATTGGTCGTCAGGGCTTTGCCGAGCCCTCTCACGGTAAACTTAGCAGTGGCCGAAGCTCCCCCTGTAACTGCGGACTTGGCCCCGAGGTAGGCAACACCACCTACCCCGCCTGCTGGGGCAGTTGCTACAGTCAGTAGAGCGGTAGCCGCAATGTCAGTTAGCAGGGGGAATGTGGTTTCCATAGCCTCCTGCCAAAACCCAAATTCGTCCCCGAATAGTTTGGCCATTTCCCTCTGCTTGGCCTTTCGTTTTGGGATCGTGGCGAGATAATCCATAGCCACCTCATTTTCAAACCCAATTGCGGGGATTGCGGCGATTAACGTGCCACCTGCATCGACAAGAGACATCCCGATTCCTTTGGTCCTCTCCCAAGTCTCCTTCCAGTTGTCCTCGTCAGTAAGAAATTCTTCGAGGATTTCGTAGTTTTCCATCCCCGCAGCGTGGCCCGCCATCAACGCTTGTTGCCATTCATCAGTCAAATGAGTTTGCCTGAGAAAATCATTCGCGGATTGGAATCGGGATTTGAGTTGATATACGCGCTGTTTAGACAATCGGTCCTTTGCGCTGTCGCTAAGGTCGGGTCGCTGATCCAGCGCGGCTTCAAACAAGTCCTTATTTAAATAAAGCTGAGTAGGCATATGTGGGAGGCCATACCCACCGGTTCGTATATTTTTGCCCAGCTCTTCTTCGTCTTTATGATACTTATAAATCCCCTTATCGACGCCCTCTTCAAGCACTACTTGGCGAAGCGCGGGGAGAACATCTGATGCGTTGTAGCCCAACTCAGCCGCGTAACGTGCGGCGAGTTCATTAATGTCCGTCCCCCTGGCCCCTCTTACGGCGGCTTCACGCTGGTCAGCTTTATCTCCCTCTTCGAGTCTTTTTACAACGTCGCTAGAACTAATCTCGTCCAGAGACTTGCCCCGAATCTTGCCACCCCAATAAGCGAGACTGCCTATAGCCACATCTGTCACCCCTTTAAAAATTCTCCCAAGTGTTGACATTGCCCCCCGCTCCAACCTGTCTCCAAGATCAAGCTCAGTTCCTGCCTCGCGCATGGCTAGCCCTTCAGTCAGAATCTGAAATTCATTGTTAAGCCTAACTTCCTCTCGAAGCTGGGCATGAATTTCCATCACCCGCTCAAGTTTATAGCGGGGAACGCGAAACCCATCAGGAATCTCCATGAGTTGTTGAACTCGTAGAGCATCCCGCATCGTGACTCCTGCACCCGCAGAACTCTTGACTGCATCACTGAGCCCCATCGTCTCAATTGAGTCTCCGATGACGAGTTCACCTGAAGACAGTTTGGCTATGGGGATCTCTCCCGAAAGAACGCGGTCTTCCAGAAGGCGGTCGTGATTTTTCGATAAGACTTGTTCAGCATCTGATTTGAGCCGCTGAACAGTTTTTAAGTATTCTTCAGTCGGGTCCGCTACTTTAGCTGCTGCCAGGTAATCTGTAAGTGTCTGCCATTCGGGGTCTTCATAACTCAAGGAGTCCCTGAGATACTTCGCCTGCTGATCGAAAGTGCCACGGCCATCGAACGCTGCTGATCTCGCGTTGATCTCGTCTATATTAGACCCATCTTCCAGAAGCAGCCCATCGTCTCGAAGAGAAGTAGCAAACCCCATGCTAATCTCCTGTTCAACTTCAGGGGTATACGAGTCAGCATTGATGTATTGCTCCCTGATATAGTCCCCAAACCTTACTCGGCTCTCCAATGGGTCTTCGTAAACATTTTCTGTTGACCATTCAGAATACGGTTTCGGAGCGACAAGTTCCGATTGCCCTTCGAGGGCTTCAACACGGTCGATGAAATTAAGTAGCTCTGACATAGCAGTAGCGTGGTTTGGGGTATGTAGGTTAGGGAGAGTCTTTATTTATGAAACGGGTCGCCCGCTGATTTTTTGGGGGCGGCGGAAGCAGTGATAGAAAGTTCTTTCTGGCGCTTGCGGATTTTGGTCAGCAACGTGCCTTTGATAACGTCGCCGTCATCCTGGTTCAGGATGGCCCTCAAGGCAGAGGGCTCGTCTCTGTAGAGAATACGGGCGTATGACTTCAACATCTCAATGTCATTCGCAGCAAAGACTTTAGGGGCTTCGGCTTTCCCCGCACGAATAGACGCTAAAAGATCGTCGGGAGTGTCTTCAGGGGGCGCGACAGGCTTCGTTTTGTTGATGCCCTTAACGTCGGTCACAATCTTGTCGAGGTAAGACATTTCAGATTTGCTGGCCGCAGCTAGTGCGTCTTTCTGTTCCCCCAGCCTGTCTGCCTCTGCCTTTTGGGTGCGTCGGGTTTCATTGAGTTCAGAGAAGCGGATCAAGTCCTCTTCTTCGGGAGAGATAGTTCCGTCTTTCAGGGCCATATCAAGAGCAAGCCCCGTCTCGCCATATTGGGCCACGTTATACATCAACCCACTGGGCTTTGCTTGTTTGGCTTGTGCGTCAACCGCACCAAATGCGCCTTGGAACAAAGAACTAGTGGCGGCTCCTCGGGGCGGGACTCGCATCCTCATGCGGTTGAGTTCCTGACTCTTCTCGAACGGGGTCTTGTTGGGGTCGTCTACAATGCCTTGTAGCGTCTCAGACAAACCACCCAATTGTTCGATCTCTTCCCGCTCCCGCTTTGCTCGCTCTTTGGCTTGGTCAAATTCAAACATGGACCGTGCGTAAGCAAGGTCAGCCGCCCGCATCCTGAACCGTTCACCCTCTAGCTTGGCGATGTTGTTCTGAAGCTCGGTGATCTGAGGCCCGTATTGCTTCTGAAGGGACATCCGCTCCCGAGATGAGAGCGGGCCAGTATTAAAGAAGTCACCCCTCATCGGAGCGATATCGTCTGCGTATGAGAACTCAGCCATTGTTACTGTTTAATAGGGGTACCGTATCCCGCACCCGGCGAAGCGTTCGGGTTCACTGTGGGCCGGTTGTTATTACGTCGGGCGGCTGCTTCCTGATTAGCAATATGAGCTTCAATTAAGCGTTTTTGAAGATCCGCAATTTCTTTCGCTGCTGCCCGTTGCCCTTCTCGGTAAGCAGGAGTAGAAATGCCTGGCTCACCGGTAAGGGCTGCGGCTCCTCTAAGTTGTGCGGCACCGGAACGATAACCGCGCCTTTCCATTGCCCGTGCTTCTTTCCGCAGCCGTCCTCTTTCAGTTCCAAGCGAGCGGGGGGCGTCACCAAGTCGTCCTACAGATCCGCGCAACGCGGTGCTCGTCCCGAACGCTCTGCCTTGCATTTCTTTAAGTCTGTCTATTCCCGGCGCAGATACAGTGCCTCCTTGGGGGCTTCGCAAGAAATCTATCTTCGCCCTTGTTCTTTCATCTTCAATGTCCTTCAGCATCTTGCGCCCGACACGATTGAAATTCTCTGCCGTAGTGAGTCCCTGTCCGACCATCTCATCTCGGAGAGCCCTGACATTTGCTTGGCGGGCTTCGCCAGTGAGGGTCTCCAGTCCAGTTCTTAAAGCCTTGCCAAAGTCCTTGCTTAGTTTGGTCCTCTTTTCCTTGCCCTCCAGAAGGGCTCCAGCGATACCCGCGCCAGCCGCGAGAGTTGACGGAACAATAGTAGCCTTAGTGGGATTCTCCCACCGAGGGCGTCCGGTCTCCTCGTCGATTGTTCGGGTAAGTTCACCCACTTCCGAACCTATTTCAAATTCTCCACCACCTAAAGCTCCTGCGACACCTCCTGCATCAGGAATCAACCCCGTTGTCATGGGAACAGGGGCGTCGGGGCCAAACCTGTGGGTCTCACCACCTACCGTGATGTCAAATCCTTCCTCTTTGGGGGTTGCGGCGGCTATGGCTTTTGCCTGTGTGTCCTGAATGAACTTAACTAGGTCATCTTTTTCAGCAGTCCCCATCTTTGCTTTAGCAAACCCTTTAGCCAGCGGTGAATCTAAATCCGCAGGGGGTGCTGCGGCAAGAGCGTCTTGGAATTCTTTAAGTTTACGTTGTTTCTCGACTTCGGCCTTTACTTCGACCCGCGCCATTTCTGCGTCAAATTTAGCTTTTTTTGCACCAACTAGGGGGTCTCTCGATTCTCTTGCACGTTCTGCTTCTCTTGCGATACGCTTGTTTATTTCGGCTGTACTTTCCTTCTTCTTTGCCCCCTTTTCGCGGTTTTCGCGGTTTTCCAACGAAGCCCGTAAAGCAAGGGCAGGGATGCCAGCATATTCCTGTAATACTTGAGCCGCCGCTTCGCCGATTTTTGGGCCTTCGTCCTTTGCCATAGCCTTATAGAATAGATTAAGAATATACTAGAATCACCAAGATCCAGCCGCCCCAAGTCTCTAATTTTAACGGCAAAAAGTCAATCAAGCAAAACGGCATCGGCATTCTGGAGTGCCTCGCCCAGCTTTTTGATCGTCGTCCTTTGGTATGGGCGTTTTGAAGACCCCGCTTCAGGCGGGTCAACTGCGACTAACCCGAGCCTTTGGCGAGCGCAATCCAAGGCAAGAAACGCAGCGTCTGCCAAATCGGGGCTACGCCCGAATCGAGCCTTAAATTCAGGCTTAGACTCAATTTTTACCCGTAATGAGCCACTCTTCACCATGTCATAATTCCGGCTGGTAATCTCTTGGGCGAGATCGCTACTGACCCCAAAGACTTGACGAGTACGCATGAGTTCCTTGCCTACAAACCAAAGCTCAGAAACGCGGTTAACATAAAGTTCTTCGGCCAATGATTTGCTGTTTGCGCTGACTCGTTTATCGCTAGCCCTGCCCCCAAAACTGACTCTCAGAAAAGTGCTCGCCCACTCTCCTGCCAGGACATCGCAGAAGGGAGCCCCCGCGCCGGTCGCATCCACCGCCACATTTTCAGGGAGAATATTGCGCTTCACACAATGCTCCTTGATCTGCCTGACGATCTGATACGTCCTCGGGACAGCCTTGTTGGTGGCGTCGTCGTTCAGGTGAATGGCGTCCCCAAATTCAATAACGTATTGACCACTGTCATCATACCCCACCGCCGCAGTGTATAAGATCGTCCTATCACCCCCATTGGTAAAGGCAGGGTCGATCCCCGCGACGTAGGTAGGAGTCCCGCGCCACGACACCTTGTGCATCGCTTTACTTAACGTGATCTCATTTTCCCCATAGATTCCTTGGGTTTCGTCGCTATCAAAAAAGACCGCCCGAACCATCCGCATATACCCGCGTGATTCTTGTCCAAGGAGAGCTTTGTCCTCGTTAATTTTTTCTTCGGTAGGAAGCCACGGATACAAAACCTCCCCAGCGGTTATGTTCGGAGAACGCTCTCCATCTAAACGAATGTAATCCCCACCCCATTTAGTAGGCCAACCATCAGCAATATTTGTGTCAACCGAATCCCACCCGTTGATCGGCTCAGACCATACACCAAATGCGTCAAACCTAGAATTCGGGTTGGACATCCCGATCATTTGAAATTCGGGGTTTTTAGATAGGTTTGATAGCCCCGCTTGCAAAATAGCTTCTGACAGTTCGGAAAGCTCATCCCCCACCAAAATAACACGCTTTTGCTTAATCCCGATAAACTTACCCACGGCCTCTCGCGTCTTACTTTTTTCCGCCGCAATCAACGAGATACCCGCCCGCTCAATCAAAGTTCCTTTCTCATCAATGTAAGCGGCATTACCAATCGAATCCCGAATCTTAATCGGGGCACCATCGATCACAGACAGCAAAGACATTACCGACCCCCAGATACGCTTGCGGGCTTCGCGCAATGTGGTCGAGGTCATCAATACAAGTGTGTCCTTGGGCTTGGAAAGCCAGTTGATTATTCCCCACGCGGCCATCGTGTGGCTTTTACCAGAAGAAGCGGAACCGCCTATCGCCAGATATTTGCTGTTTATAGCCGACCATATCATTTGTTCAGCCCACGGATGGCGCACCATTAATTTTTCAGGGAGGTCATCGTGGTTCCATAACTCATCGCACAATCTCCAAAAATAATATTCCCTGGCCCGCAAATGTTCATGGTTGGCAAACCCATACAGAAGCGCGGTTAGCACACTCGTAGGAGGAATCAAAAGACCACCCACATCCATGCGTTTTGTTTTAGGGTCAATCCGTGGCTCTAGTATCTTCTTGATGCTGGATCTCTTTGCCGCCATAATCCGTTACACAGCTTACGCCCCAAAGAATTGTCTGACAAATCTAAAGACTCCCTACAAAACCGAGCCTTGGCGCTCTATAAAGCGGACTGGAAAATGGTTTCCATAGCCAAAGAACTGGGGGTTCATCCAGGAACCGTTAGGCGGTGGTTTAAGAAAATGGGTATTCCGGCGAAGAAAAACGGGCTGCACCCCAACCAAGCTCCAGACGCCGAGGAACCTCCTTCGGACGAACTGGCAGGAGCAATAGAAAACCATTTACAAGAAACAACCGACGAAGCGATCCGTCGTGCGAGCCACGACGCTCGTCAGGAAGAGGACGCTACCATCTTGGAAATCGCGGAGCGCCAAGCGAGCCCCGCAGAGCAATACCAGCATTATGCAGCCGCAACGGGCATAAAACTTATGCGCGATGGGGTTAAAAATCTTCGCCCTCCAAAGACCGTCCGAGAATTATCTGAACTAGACCAATTGGTCAGAAGGAACTTGGGACTCAATTCAAAAACCGGTGGCACCGGTAAAATGCAGATTGATATATCCATCCTAAACAACACAAAAGCGGACAGGGGTAATGGCGCGGTGAAACCCATTATTGATGTAGAGTAGGCGATGATCTTCGATTTAGATTCGGGAGCGCCTGAATTTGATGGGGCGCATTATGAACCCTCGGAAGACCCGTATTTTTACCGGCAACTAGACCCCACTACTTACTGGGGGTTCTCGGAAGAAGTAAAAAACAAGCCCCCATACATAAAAGGGAAAGGCCCAAAAGGGGTGATGCTTTTTGCTGAATTACAAGACGCTTACCTCGGCGTAGTAGAACACGTTCGGAACGTGCCAGTCGCCTGCTATTCAGTGGTAGGAACAATCTCGATATTAACAACAAAACACGGTCTTAATGCCGCCGAAGCAAAATTAGCTTTGGAGCAATTAAAAACCTGCAATTTGGGGCCAAATACTCCATGTTTCCTGGATTCCAGCCCGATCCAAGAATGACCAGACTGTTCAAGAACAGATCTGTAGAAGTAAACCCTACAGTTTTGATCCGCGAAGACCACCCGGCGAGGAACGAATTTTCGTTTTCTAAGAAAAAACTAGTCGGAGTATTTTTCAGGGTCATTCCCCAGACTGCCAAAGAAGTGTTTTTTATCCAAGGGCTCCCAAAAAATTCTGTGGTGTATACTCCTGATGAAGGAGACGGGTTAATCATATCACCATCATGCCTGAAAGGGATGGGATAATAGTCGGGGTGGATAACGGCCTCGACGGAGGGCTGTGTGCAATAGCGTCGTTTGATGGAGGCATTGTAGACAAAATAGCCATGCCGACCCTCAATAGGTCTAAAAAAAGAGAAATCTCCATCGCCACAATAAGCAAGTGGTTGACAGACCTCAACACGCCGTTTGTCTTGGCAATAGAGGAGCCGCTGGCCCACGCGAAAAGCTCCCAAGCAGTGAGGTCAATGGCCCTTAGTTTTGGCAAACTTCTCGGGATGGCCGAAGTCAAAGGGTGGGACCACGACAGGATTTCTGTCCACAAGTGGCAAAAAAATATGCTGGGGCGAACCACAAAAGGAGCCACAAAAATAGCCGCTTTGGAAACGGCAGAGCGCCTAGCACCCCAAGAAAACTGGCTTAAAAACAAACGATGCCGGACTCCGCACGACGGCATGATAGACGCATTTCTTATTGCTCAATATTATTTGACATCGTGTCGAAGCGCACTATAACACGCGCTATGCCTGATAGTCACTCTGACCGCGATCACGCGGAATTCAGCCCCTCCTCTTTGAAATATGTAGCGGGTTGTGCGGGGTTCCAAGGCCGCAGTGGAACTAGCGCGGCGGCGGAAAAGGGAACCCGGATTCACGAAGCTCTGGAGATAGGCGACCCCTCAAACTTGGAGAGTGAAGAAGAAGTCAGCATCTTCCATGAGATCGTAGCCGAGGAGGAAAGTTTTCTGCAAAACTTTATTAATTCGTCTTCCGTATCGGGGTTGGAAGTTAAGGAAGATTTCAAAGAGATACAGCTTACAGTCGAACTGGACGGGACATCTACCTGGGGAACGTGCGACCGTATGGTTGTATTTAATAACAAAACAGGGGTTCTAATCGACTATAAGACGGGGATTTCAGTAATCGACCCACCTGAAAAGAACCAGCAAGCGCGGGCCTATACTGTGGGGGCGTTTCAGAAATACAAAGACTTGGATGAGATAGTTTTTCTATTCATCGTCCCCGTGCGTAACGAGACTCTTTTTCACACTTTTCACAGGTCAGATGTCCAGACAATGGTTTCTGACCTTTCTGGGATTATCAAACGGGGGGAAGTCACCCGCCCAAAATGGGAGGCTGGAGCCCCCGCGCTTGAGGAGTTAACCCCGACAGTGAATTGCAGGTTCTGCAAACACGAAGATAAATGCCCCGCGCTTGGGGGATTGGTGATTGAGGTAGCTAAGAAAGTTAACCCACAACTCCCTGACGTAGACCTCGAAGAAACGGAAGACCCTGAGATTGTTGAACAACTGTGGGTGATCGCTAAGATTGTTTCAAATTGGTCACAACGATTAAAACAGCGGGCCGTTTCTATGGCCCTAGAAGGAGTTGAGTTCCCATCGCTGCGCTTAAAAAACATGGGGGCGACTAGAAAGATTACAGACAACAAAACACTGGTGTCTATAGCAGAAACCTACGGTCTAAGTTTGGACGAAGTATTAAATCTGTCCAGTATTCCCCTGGCAAAATTGGCCAAGGAAGCAGGGCAACTGGCTGAAAAAGGTAGTAAGAAGAAAATTTCTGAAGAATTCCTTGACGCCTGTGAGGATGCAGGTATCCTCCGCAAATCTGAGCCGAGATTCACTCTCAGCTAAACCAAAACAGAAACAACGAAACAACGAAACATGGCTGCAAAAGCAACCCAACAACCAAATGCGATCATCGCCGCACAAGCTGCGAGCATGATGATCGAGAGCACTGATATCGAGATCCCGCGTCTCAATATCATCCAGAAAACATCTGAAATCGACGCGCCGTTTGGGTCCGTCGTTTTGGATAAACAATACGTCATTGCAGAGCCGGAAGAGAAAATCCGCTGCATTCCTGTTAGTGTAATGAAAGCATGGCGCGAGGACATTCCGTTTGACGAGGATGTGTCGGCTAGGATCGCCTACACCAAGGAGGAGAGAGACGAGATTGGCAAAGACAGCAAATGGAATATGCTGGAGTTTGCGGACCTCATCCTGATGTTTTTTAAGCCCGACGATACTGATTCGGAGGACGCTTATCCTTTTGTCGTTGGCGACAAGCAGTATGCTCTTGGCAAGATTAATGTAGCCAAAGATGGCTACAGGCAGACCTTTAAGAGGCTTGCCACCTTCTCGCTCCTGAACCCCGACGTTCCGCTTCCTTCTAGGGTGTGGACATTCAGTTCCTCAATTATCCAGAGGGGCAAGTATTCTTGGTATGCTCCAGGGTTGTCTATTACTTCTGAGGAAACCCCCGAGGAAGTGCAGAAATTCACAGCCAACTTTTTGACCTAATGTCTGGAGACTTTGACCCGCAAGTAATCAAAGACGAGATTGAAATGCTCGGCGGGATGATTACAGAGGCGAACGAAAAAATCGTTCTGATGCAGAACCAAGTGCATTGCCTTAAAAATGTACGCTTGGCTTTAGCCGAGGCCCTTGGAGTCGAGTTGGCGACTGAAGACAAAAGTCAACTCGTTCTTTCCCTGGCCGTCGATGGCAAAGATGCCGAGGTCAGTGGGGAATAATCAGGTATTGTGGCGGGGTGGTTAGAGTTTCTCTTTGTTACTTAACTATTCTGGTTAAAGCATCGCCCGACCGTAACCACATAAAAGCGGTCACTTATAGCCCCTCACTGGTTTTCACTTTTTCCAGTGGGGGGCTTTCTTTTTGAAAGCTATGCATACTTACGCAATCGATTTTGAGACTTACTACGACAAGAAGTGCAGCATAAAGACCCTCGGGCCGCTCGGGTATTTTTCTCATCCAGACTTTGACGCCTACATGGTTACCGTCAAGGGGACTGATGGGACCGAATTTGTTGGACACCCTAAAGACTTCAATTGGCTTCTTCTTAACGGTAATATAGCACTGAGCCACAACGCCGCGTTTGATGAAACCCTATATCTATATGGAATTAAACAGGGATGGTGGCCTGAAGCAAAGCCACAGGCGTGGTATTGCACGGCGGATATGGCGGCTTATTGCAGACTGCCTCGGTCGCTTAAAGGCGCGTCTAAGGCGGCTTTTAAAATAGAGGTGGATAAAACTACTCGGGACAATATGAGTGGTAAGCGGTGGGAGACCATGTCCGAGGAGTTTAAGGAAGAAGTGAGCCAATACGCACTCCAAGATGCGGAACTCTGCTTGGAACTATGGGAGGCGTTTAACGAACTATGGCCAGAGAACGAGCGGGTTATAAGCACATTGAACAGGAGGATTTGCCAGGGGGGCATCCCCATTGATACGGCGCTTCTCAAGAAGCAGCTTGAAGTGATCAATGAAAATCTTTTTGAAGCTGAAACCGCGATTCCGTGGATGGGGGAGAGGCCACTTTTGAGTAGGGCCGCGTTTGATGACGAATGTTTGAAGCAAGGTTTAGAGCCTCCTAAGAGCCTCGCGGCGGATAACCCTGAGAGCCGCAAGTGGGTTGATTACAATAGTAAGAAACACGCATGGATTAATGCGGTCCAGAACTGGAGGCGCATCAATGCCATCAAGAAAAAGGTCGAGTCGTTTGATGTGGCTACCATGCCAGATCAAAGATATTACGGGGGGTTTATGTATTTTGGAGCACATACAGGTAGATTTAGTGGCAGTGGGGGGAACCTTAACCTTCAGAATTTACCCCGAGACGAAATGTTCGGGGTAAATTTAAGGCACCTGATAGCTACTAAACCCGACAAAAAATTGGTGGTGGCCGATCTATCGCAGATTGAAGTTAGAACTCTATGTTGGCTTGCAAAAGACCAGGCAATGCTGAAGGAGATTGAAGAATGCGAAGACATTTACGAGGCGTTCGCAATTAGGTTTGGAAGCTGGAAAAAAGAACAGGGGGCGCTGAAGCAAGACCCAAAAATAAGGCATCGAGTAAAGGCTATGGTGCTGGGCTGCGGTTACGGAGCAGGCAAACAAAGGTTTGCCGATATGTCAGGCATGACCCAGAAAGAGGCCGACGATGCCGTAGACCTGTATCGGGGGTCTATGGAGGCGGTCACTAAGTTGTGGCGGGAATACAACGTGGATATAACCGGAGCATATAACCTCACCCAACAAAATATCCCAACCCCGTTTAAAGTAGACCTGCCAAGTGGCAGGACGCTCAACTACGGGTATATTGAAGCCAATAAAGTCGAGGGGGGTCATGTGCAGTATACCTCGTATTTTCCTAAAGGCGCTAAAATGATCCCAGTCAAACTCTGGGGAGGCTTTATAGCAGAGAATGCTTCCCAGGCTTTAGCGCGGGACATTTTTAGCGATATGCTCGTCAGGATATCGGAAGCGGGGCACACGATTATTATGCACGTACACGACGAGGTCGTTGTCGAGGCAGACGCAGACAAAGCAGAGGAAGCCTTGAAAGAGATTCTCAAGATTATGTCTACTCCCCCAGAGTGGATATCAGATATTCCTTTAGATGCAGAAGGAACAATTCTAACGCGGTATACAAAGTGACTTATAGATATATTAAAAACCTACGAGACTCGTCGGCCCACAAATCATCCGGCGTATCCAGATCAACTAAATCGGTTCCTAGTTTCGACACAAAGGCGGCATATCGTGCTTGGTGTGCTGACGAAAAAACGGACCACATATTTTATTCTACCGCCGAGGGGAGGGCTCCATCTAAAAGGATCTCATCTGATAACCCCGTCAATCGCGTCTACGGAATAGTTGCGGACTACGACGCACCGGTAGACTGGAACTTGGTGGACTTTAAAATTGGGACGGTTTGTAAAAACAATATGCCTACATGGCGTACGAAGACATACTCGGGGTATATAAGACTGGTTTGGGAATTCGAGGACTCGGTCCCTATTTCGCCCGATATGTTCTCGGCGTTTTTTAAGGAGTTAAAAAATGCGCTCAACATCCATAAAGTATTCGCGGGGTTTGACGCAACATCGCTTAACGCGGCTCAATACTTTGAGCTAGGGTCTGAGTGGCACCAGACAGGGGATAAATTATCAAGTGCTGTCGTCCAGACGGCTCTGTTAAAGGCAGCGTCAGTCTGTCCCCCTCAATCTAATGATACTGCGATCCCCATTGAGGTAGTGGCAGAAAAGGTTGGGGCGGTATACGGACACCGATGGACCGGAGATTTTGATGTGGGGTGCCGTGGGCCTTTGTTCTGGATAGATGACGGCATCGATAGGGAGGGGTGCCAGGTAGCTGAAGACGGTATGATTTGCTACAGCGACCGTGCAGGAAAGGGGTTTGCTAGTTGGCGGGATATTTTTGGAGCCGATTTTGTATCAGATTATGAGCAAAAGAAGATGGGGAGTCTCCTAGACGAGTATTGGTTTAACGGGAAGACCTTTTTTAAGCTGCTGAACAACATTGCGGTTCAGATACCGAGGGACCAGATCCTTCTTGAACTTCGACAGATGGGGTTTAACCCGAAACAGAAAAAGGGGTCTCCATTGTCAGAGGTGGAGTCGGCGCTCCTCGTAATAAGCAATCAGAACCGGATACACGAAATCGCCCCTGTGGTTTTCTCTAAGGACCGCATAGTAGAATGTAGCGGTAACCGAATTTTAAACACATCTACAATCGAACCCGTAGAACCGGCGGAAGACGGTGACCCTAAGCACTGGCCTTTTCTATACGAGTGGATGCATCAACTTTTTGAGAACTCCACAGATCGGCCAACGATTGAATACTTCTTTGCGTGGCTGAAGCGGTTTTATGAAGCGGTCCTTGAACGGGAGCCGCGCCAAGGGCAGGCACTTATTCTTGTAGGGCCTACAAATAAAGGTAAAAGCCTCCTGTCAAACAGGGTAATCTCTGGGCTTGTAGGAGGGTTTTCCGATGCTTCTGATTACCTTAGTGGGCATACTAAATTCAACAAAGACCTCGGCAGGGTAGCTACCTGGGTAATTGATGACACGACAAGTGCCAGTTCTTTCCAAGACCAACGCAAAGCAACAGAATTGATAAAAAGGGCCGTGGCAAACCCTCGGATTGAGTATATGGCTAAATATGCGGACGCGCTATCTATCCCGTGGACAGGTCGCGTAGTCATGTCACTTAACATGGATGCAAACAGTTTGTCAGTGATACCGGCCCTCGATAGTAGCAACAGGGATAAGTTGATGGCGTTAAAAATACGCGATGAAGCAACCAGCAAATTTCCTCCGAATAATACACTAGAAGAAACCATATGGAGAGAGCTTCCACATTTTGGAAAATGGCTAACTGATTGGGAGGTTCCGCAGGAGATCGAGTCTTACGGACGCTTTGGAGTGGCGAGCTTTATTGACATCGCGGTCTCTTCCGCAGCTTACGACAACTCCAGTAGATCGTCAGTGGCCGAGCTTGTGGAATTTTTCTCCAAGAAATGCCGCCACCTTAATGAAGAAATGACCCAATGGGAGGGGACGCTCACAGAATTTCAAGTTACTCTGCACGACTTTAACAGTGGGAGAAACGTAGGAATGTCCAACAACTTGGAGTTTGTAAGGCGGGGAATGTCGGCCTTGGAAGAAGCGGGCAAGGCAAACCCAAATGTCAGGCCCGTTAAATCCGTGGGGCACGGGGGAGGTAAAGTCTGGTCAATCAACATCGATTCGCAATTCGATATTACCCCAGCGGTCGTTTCAACGGAGGGATAGCGGCGTTTTTAAATCACTTATGGGTAAGTGATACCCACTTACTTTGTATTTAAAGCCCGACTCATCTTCAGCGCCGCGTCTTTTATATTCGCCAAGCTCAATTAACTTTTCCTGGCTAATCCAGCCAAGGAGCCACGCGCAACTGAGATCCTTTTTTACCCGCACAAAATAATAGTAATCTGCTTTGGGGGGCCGCGTTTTAGAGCAATTAACAGACGCAATATAATGAGGTAAGGGTTTGCCCCCGCAAGTCTTTGCTTTTACATCGATCTTCTTTCGTCCAAGAACATAGTCATGGCTTAGTATGCGCCCTCCGACATACTTAGATTTTGTATAGAGTAGTTCAAACGCGATCTCCCCAAGAAAGCCAGTCATCCGGCCTGCTCCATAAGTAAACGAGTTACTTAAAACGCCTAGCTTTTGGCTGCGTTCAAATGCTTGTTTTACATTTTCAGAATTAGGGGTGAACTGAATAAATTTGCACCCCTGTTCTTTTGTGAACTGACGGGGCAGTTTTTTTCTCATTTCAGGATTACTATGGCATTTTGACTAGGGCTTAGTTTGTAATCGTTTTGCGAATCTTTCCCAGGCAGGGAAATAAATTTCATCCATACAGCGAACTATGCTCTCCTCTTCATAAGACTCAGAGAAGCTCAACCCAGCAATGGCTAGAGCGGCATGAAGCATCTCATGCCGAATAGTGTCGTGGAGTTCTTTTCCTTTAAGGGTCTTGTCGATCTCAATTAACTTTCGCCTATGGGAATACATCCCGTAGCAATCATCGTCTCCCAAATCTCTCAACCGAATTCGGACCCGAACCCCGCCGATAGTTATGCTTTTTGGGATGCTCATCCTTCCGCATAGTTGGTAATCGCACGGGCATACACGCCCGCGAGCTTCCCGCGATTACTGTTAATCATCTTCCACTCTTCGGCGTTACTCCCAAAAAACGGCTCTGCTATTACCGCTACAGGACGCACTTTGCGGAGTAGATATGATCCGCGCTGGTTACGGCCCCGTGGTTTTGCCCCCCTAACTTTCATGTCGGGAAAAGCCGTGGCCATCTCGTCACTTAAAATAGACGCAAATTTCTTGCCTCCTTTGCTAGTATGCCAATACAACCACTCATGCCCAGAAGCAGAGGGGCTAGCAGAATTAAAATGTAGCTCAATGACGGCGTCGATATTGTCTTCAATTAGCTTGCGGGCTAAATAATTAATGCCGCCGGTATAACTTTTATAGGGGTATTGGTCATAGATAACGTAATCGCCCCCACTGGCCCATCCGTGGTTATTGCTCAACAAATGACCAATCCGGCGAACAAGGTCGCGGTTAAAATCCCACTCGGACAAAGTGTGGTCTCCAGTAGTATACGCTCCCTGGTCGCCTAAGCGGGAATGCCCGACTGCTAACCCGACCCTCATTTTTTAATGACGCGGTAAAGAGATACGAGGCCGACTGAAATTCCAACAATAAGAGACCCTACTCTTAGCCAGTATTCAAACTGTTCCTGCATACTGGTGATGAGGCCCAGCATCGGAGCCGCCATGCCAACTAGAGAGTCGATAACCTTGGAGTAGTTAATCATTTTTTGCGGTCTTTATCCCGTTTAGCCTTTTTCAGCAAGGCCCGTTTATTGGGGAGCAAACTTGGGTCGATAGTCCCCTTTCCTTTAGGCAGGGGGGTAGCCCTTTCTGGGGTTGGCGAAGCAGAAGAAGGAAGAGGAATCTTTCCCCGTTTAATCTGTTTGAGGGATTTGTCTGATAAACCTCTTTCTTTTTGAGGTCCGCGATAGTCTTCATCAGAAAGCCCACTATCGAGAAAGTTCCCGAACTTGTCATACTCTTCCTTAGTTGGAGCGAATCGGTCTAGCTCAGACAATACACGCCTAGTTTCTTTTTTTCTTTCGCTCTTCTTAATGGCCAAATAGTTTTGTCGTTTTTTCAATGCCTCCTTATAGGCCCTATCATCTGGAGATACGGGCTTGGGTTCCCCATACTTATTGGGTCTTCCCAATTTCTCCCACTCAAGATAATCTCGCTTATACTCTTTCCAAAATAGCTGAGATTCTGGCGAACGACGTTCTGCCGCTATGTATTCCGCCTTCTCTTCTGGGGAAGATATTCGGCTGGTAATTTCATTCAGTGCGCGTCGCCGACGAATAGCTTCTTCTAAATTCCGTCTATGTTTTATCCCAGCCGCTATCTGCTCTTTCCTGTAAGAGTCACCAATATACGGATTGAGAGCACGTTCAACGCTTCTTAAAAAATCTGACATCGTATTATTTTTCTCCTATTATGATTGCACGGCGGTATGAGTAATCACTGTGAAACTTGTGGTCTTCTCGCCCTACCAAACTCCCCTCGCAGAACTCATACGTTTTCCCCTCGATCAGAGTGATCGTCGGAGGATCGTACAAGGCGCTTGCGTTCGCGGTCGATGCGTTGGGCAACTCGTTCCATGAGCAACTTGCTAGCGGGATCACCAATAGATGCGAGAGCATCAAGACGATCTTCCAAGGCGTCGAGATGTCTGTCTCTTTGCAGGCGCACGAATTCGACATAAGCCTCTAAAGCAGCAGTTAGAAGACGCAGGAAAGCCTTCACTTAGACTTAGCCTTGCCCACATTGAGGGCGAGCCAGCTAATGACGCCTGAGATTCTTTGCACCCATTTGTTATCCGATTCATTCGGAGTCATGGTTGCGACTAGTGAGGCCACCGCAATAACGCTGGCTGCAATTTGCAGAAGTTGCTCTGCATTCTCTGTGATGTATTGAATCATGGTGGGGGTTACATTACGTTTGGTATAGCGCCCCCAATACCATCAGGGGCAAAATGGACAGCAGGTTTAGCAGCGCCTCGATAAGAATCGAGTTGCTCCTCTAAAAGACTACGGCAAATGGCCCAATGATAATTTGCACGTTCCAGGTCCGCGTTCTCATCAGCCGTGTTTCCCAACATAGCGTGTTTGATGGCGTTCAAACTAGACACATAAACAACATCCGTAGTGTCGAGCAGCTTTTTGAACTTCCGTTTGAGGAGCGCCCTGATCTGCATCGTGTCGGAATTATCATTAGAGATACGGTAGCGGCGATAGCGAGTTACTTGATTGGCCTGACGAAGGTCGGTTGCGGCTACAAGCGAGGCTGAAGATCCTGTCTCCTCCCAAGTGAGCTTGACAGGAGCAGACAGTTCATCAGTTCCTACACGAATCTCACTGATGCTGGTAATGCTCGTAGTGCTGGTTGTAAGGCTGGCCTGTCCCCCACAATTAAACCGACCTCCCATAGATACTGAATGATCTGCGGTTGGTGAGGAAATGCCCGTCCCATCAGAAAAAGTTACATGGACTTTTCCTGATGCGGGAATCGTTGTGGCGGGGCTGATCGGTTGCAGCTTTAAGGAATAAGTCTTACCCGCCACAGGCTCCTCGACGGTGGCTGAGTAGCCGTCGTCCACAATGCCATACGCGGCCAGAGTGTCGTCGTCGTCGTCACGGCCAGTAAGCCGGTAATCGTGGAATTGCGAACGGATGACCCTCGGGTAAGAATGGTCGGTCGAGGTAGAATCCGTATCAACAACGGCTGAAATAATTGATTCTGCGTCGTCGGGGATAGTGAACGTGCTCCCCGAAGTAGTGATAACGTGCTCAAATAACAGGTCGCGCCACATTCCCATATTGTAGAGGCGAGGAAGAGCCAGATTCAATTCTTTCAGGAACTGAGCAGAATTAGCTCCCCTGGACCCGCATACTTCCAGCAGGGCATCTTCCACGCCTTGGACGGTCAATGTGGCCATGATGAAAGCTAACAGATAGTGGGTTAAGGGTCAAGAGAGAGCCCCCGAGTTGCTTTTTGATCCTAAGTGTTTAATATAGTGAAATGGCGAATGGGCTGACTAAAATATTAGGGCTCTTGGCGTCTTCATTTATTGCGGCTGCGCCCGCGCAGGAAACGGTAACCCCGTTGTTTGGATTTCACACTGAACTGGTAGAAGCTAACACGGCTACACCGATCAGCGTTAATGTTACACGAACAAGGGACGGGATTCATAGCCAGACAATTGCTCAAACTTTTGGGCCGTATAACGAGTCAGGGCTACAGGAAGGTAGTGCCGAAGATAGAGTAGCCGACATTGTCTGGGTCAAGGAAGGTAACAGGTGGCTCCAGTTCTACTTTAATAACGGCTGGAAAGCCGTGGGGTATCGGAACGCCGATATGTCAGGGTATGCCATCCCACATGATAGAGGGTTCTTTATCGAATCTCGCGCTGATAACGACTGGCTAATTGCTTTCGGCGGGTATGTTCGCCAAGACCCAATGGTCTATTATGTTACTCAGGGGTTTAACATATTGAACAGGGGGTTTCCGATTCCTATCCCTTTGCATCATTCAGGAATCGAAAGATCACACGGGTTCGGTCCAGACGACATTGTGTGGCTCTACGACGAGGGGGGTGTGTATAACAGATACTATTACGAAGGGGGCTGGAAAAAGATCGGCTCCAGTGGGGACTATGGCGAAGTAGTTATTCCATCTACACTTGTGATCCAGACAATGGGTAAAGGAGGAAGGGTAGTGCTATTTCCGCCGCAGGGCCTTCAGAAATCCAAGACCCTGCCGAACAAAACACTGGTCCCGCCGCCGCCAATGCCGCAAGTGGGCATGGCTTTTACCCAGAACGAACGAGGCACTGAACTGTTCCAGATTTCATGGAACGCCTGGGGGCCGAAGGTTCTCTACCGGACAGAGGTGTTTGAAGAGAACTGGTTTGAAATCTCGGCCAAGTCGGGCCACCCACAACAGACACTTTTTGACGAGGCGATCATGGTGACCGCCGCAGGTCGTATCAGGCTACGTTGGGGGATCGCAAGAGTGAGAGCCGAGTGGGGCGGGAAAACGGATTGAGTAATCGGGGTCTTTTGCGTTTTCCTGTGCTTTTATGTAGTCAGGAAAATCTTTGTTTTTAACGGAAAAAATCCTGACAGGCATAGTTGTGTAACCATTATCCAGCAAGACCGTGGCCCTGTGTCGGCCCGCGTGTTCTGTGACCCTGCCGTCTTGTATGACTAGGTGTGGGAGAAGAAAAAAGGGGAGTCCTGCATTAAAAGCATTTCTCGCGTGGGGTCTTTCTTCTTTGGCTAAGAACCTAGAAAGGCTCAAAAAGTCTTGGATATTAAATTCAAACAAAGACCATTCAAACCCACTGTAACCCACAGGGGCTTCTTCAAAGATACCCTTTGCAAAACAAGCAGTCGCGCATTTAGCTGCCAGTGTCATTCACTCTACCAAGGAGGAAGATCGACCAATGGACATCACTAGATATGTCTTGGGTCACTTGTGCATCTTCGTTCACAGACCCTAATTTTACACGGTATGTTCCTACTTCAATAGTGCCGTCTCCAGTGGTCTGTCTGTCAAGGGCGCTATGGCCAATAGCAACAGCAGGTATGTCTGACTGAGCCGTCGTCCCGTCTACTGTCACCCAGCACTTGGTGACCTTATCGGCATGGTCAAGGTCAACTTTCCAATAGAGGTAAACGTCACCATACCCGTCCAGTTGATGATATTTTGTGTCGTTGTCGTTAAAGTTAATCCCCGAAGTCATTGATGCGCCGTCTTCCGTGTCTATTGTAGGGACTTTTGCGTTTAGACCGTCTACAACATTTTGTCCTGAGCGACCGTGATTGTGGGCTGCGTTTGTTTGGGCTGTAACCCCTCCATGCGTGGGGAAACTTTCTCCGTCCTGCTGCGTCCCTGACGGCCATGTATCAGTATCAATATCCTCCGCTAACAAAGTGCCGTCACCGTTTATCCCATAGTAAAGATTGATCTGGTCAATCCTCCAAAGCAACTGCCCATAAGCAACCTTCGCCCCGCCCTCACCGTGCATCAGCGCAAACGCATGGGGGCGGTGCAGGATCTCAGGGTCTTCGGGAGGGTTTGTTCCGGCATCAAAGCTACCGATAACAGACCCATCAGGGTAGGTGGTAGGGGGGATATCTTCTAATTCGGCCATCAGGAAGGAGGATGAACTGAAACAACTTCAAGTAGATACCCGCCACGGAAAGGCTTCTGGCTAACCGCTCCAGTAAACGCGCTAGACGGCCAGTCAGTCGGGTCAGATGCCCTACACCAAGGTTTAGGGAATGCATATTCGCCCAGCTTGTATGTAGGGTGTTCCGTGCCAATAAAGTCAATCAAGGTAATAGCCTGGGTGAGAACATTAGAAACGCTCACGTTGTATTGAACGCCTCGGTAAACGGCACTAGACGTTTTGAAAACAGTAGGGTCAGGTATGCTGTCAGACGAAGTGAACTTCGTTTTTTTCCACACCTGCTTCACAGTCATCTTAGTCGGGCCGCTAAAACCGTCCTTGCCCTCCTTCATTCGTACAGTCACCGTGGTCTGGCTGGCTCCGTCTTTTCTGTTGGCCGTGTTAAAGTGCAGGCTGTCAACAACAGAGGGCCATGTGAAGTTCTGCCAAGTGTCGTAACTACGTATAACTTTTCCGTTATACTCATCCGAAAGACCCTGCGGGATTACATCTTGGATAGTTACCTGCCACCAGTCCTTGCTGAGTTGCTGGGTTTCAAAGTTTTGGCCCGCAGTGCTCAACCCCCAATTAGCTTCAGCCTCGTAAGCGGTAGTTCCGGCTTCTCTGGCCCCTGCGGGGGTCGTAAAGTTTTCACCCCGATGAACTAGCTTCACAACTGTTTTTAAGATCCCCCCAGTCGCGGGGTCTAACGACTGCGAAACAATATCAATGCGAAGAAAATAAACCCGCTGTTCGACAACAAACAAAGCATCTAGTTCCTGATCTCCGATGCGCTTTTGCTGGCGCGTCATCAGGATGTAATCAGTGGAAACTAATTCTTCGTCGGTTGTGGACCCCGCACCGTCGTGGTATTCCACTAAGTTTTGCGCCCTAAACACATTGCCTGGATCAGGCATCAGGTCGCCCGCATTGTAATTAGCGTCGGGGTCTACAAAGTCTGAGCGGAGATTAACGTAGGTGCGGACAACGGTATTGTATTTATTACCCCCTAAGTCGGCCTGGCTATACTCGAAGTTGTAGTCATCTTGGTGCTGGCGGTCGGCGGCATAGTAATACTGGAAAAACAAACCATTCGCATCCGCTTGCTTTACATGGCATAACTTATGGTTTGGGAATTTTTCTGTATCGGGGTGAGCCGTCCCATACTGAGGATGGGTCTTGTAGACGAGGGTGTTGGCAGCCGTTACATCAGATGCTGTCCACGAACTGGTGGAGCCGGTGCCACGCACAAAATACTTAAATGTATTTGTATCCTCCTCCCTTATTTCAAACGTCCCGTTTGCGCTAAGGCCATTACTGCCAGCAGGGGCATTTTCAACCGTGACTACATCTCCGACAGCATAACCGTGGGATGCAGAAGTTACCTGAACAAGGAACCCTACTTCATGGTAGTCAGAGTCAGTAACAGACCCAGCCGTGTTTGACTGAGTCGCAGACGAAATAGCCGTTACCGTTTTACCTCCCCCAGCCCCAATGGTCTTTGCATCAACCGTTTCGTAGAACAGCAGGTCCGCAACGCTTGGTGATACAAACGAGAGGACACTCTGACGTTCTGGCGAAGGTTGGTTGCGTTGGATGGGCATGGTTCACTATTCGGGGGGATCAACGGGTTCTGTCCATTCTTCAGTCTGCAAGATGGCCAGCATCTCAGAATGAGTATTGGTCGTCTTGCCCACCAGAAAATCTGGAGTGTCCCCTTCAAATTTAACAAAGGTTTTATCTCCGTTTAATGAAAACCGAAGAGTTTCGGCAGAATCCTCAATGACTTCGTTGAAGTTGATATTCACAACCTCGTCAGCATCCAGTATGACAAATGTTCTACTCATGGTTAGCTTGGGACATCACTAGCAAAGGCAGACCCACCTGCAAGGGTGCCATCATTACTTCCGCTTCCTTGGTCGGTTATGGTGCTTCCGGTTCCACTGTCATTATCTCCGCATCTCCAGTAAGCCCACAGCGTGTCTGAGTTATCGTAATTTCCTGCGTCAACAGTCAAATCGGTAGGTTCTCCTGAATTATAAATCGCAGTGATTGCATCAGCATCCAAGGCTTCTGTCCAGATACCTACCTCATCAACATGACCGTCAATGGTGTTGGTTAGCGTGATGCCGCCACTGGCGTGGGAGTTCGTCCCACCCAAAAAGAAATTGGAAGGTGGGTTCTTGGACGACCCCGGAACGTAGCTATGGCTAGAGCATTCGGCTGCATTAACATATGTTTTCAGTGTGCCTCCAGAAGTTCCGGTCAACACCATGTGATACCAGTTACCAGTGGACATAGCACCAGCACTGATGCTCCCGTAGGAAGACCCTGCCTGATAACCAGCGTATGTATAGGCCCCTCCGTAAGTTCCCATATAGAACTGCTTGCCTGAAGTGCTAACCCCAATCGCATTGATGCCGCCCGTGATTACATCGAACTTGGCCCAATATGCGAGTGACCCTCCGTTGTGGAGGAAGTCAATGTCTGTTCCCGTAGCACAACTAACGTAATCGTCAGACCCGTCCGTGTCGATGGAGTAGGTGTTACTCCACGAAGCAGGAGGGGCGTGCCGCTTCTGGTGCGCGGCCAGACCGAGTGACTGTCCTAGACGCATTAGACTGCGTGGTAACAAAGGACGGTTCCAGAGCGGAGCTTTACGGCTTCAAACTGACCGTAGATAGTTACTCCCACAGGAATCTCAAGGCCAGCCGCATCACTCGTTCTCTTGAACTGCTTGGCTGCGGTAGACGAATCAACGAGACCGCGCCAGATGGTGCAGTCCCCGTCAGCGGCGGCGTCACTGTCATTATCGTTGCCGTCAAATACTGCGGCTTCAAGAATGAGAATCGCGCAATAGCCACCAGCCCGATTAGCTCCTTCAGTTCCAGTGAGCATAGTTGCCCCTGCCTGGCCGAATGATTGTTTGTCGATATTGGATGTTGCCATGATTGGTTGTTGTTAAATTATGCTTCTGTGAGGGTGTAGCGGTATTTGACGAAGTAGGTCAAAGTAACCTGTGTGTCACTGTCATACCCACTCGACCCAGCTACTGATAGATCTTTTTTAGTAACGCCGTCTAACTCATAAACTGTTCCCGTGGTGGTTGTGTCTAATTCCAAGATATAGGTGCCGGAATCATCGCCCGCAGTCGAAGCCACCATATACGCTGTTCCAACAGTGGCCGCATCATCGAGAACAATAGCGCCTGCTGACGACGCGCTAGTTATCCCTTTTCCAGATATAGTGGCGGTAGGGCATTTCACATTGACGGGGTGATCTGGGCCTACAGATATAAGATTAGCCACCCCTGCGGGAATACTAATGTCGTAGGCACTTGTGTCCATGCTAACACTCAAAGCCCCATAGTTGTTGTTATTTTTAATGAGTAACAAACCTTCAGCCCCATCAATAGTCCCCACATCAAGGGCCGCACCAGCCACTAGCGCAACGGCGGCTCCCGCAGAATACTCATGTGATTTATGAGAATAGGTGAGCGTAGAGGCTGTTGTGTTAAAAGACTCGTTGTGAGTATGCGCCCCGTAGGTCAGGGAAACAGATCCTGATATGTTAGTGGACATACGTTAAAACAGTCTACGATTTCTAACTAAAAGTGCAAGGCTACTAAGGCATCCGCTTTTCTACCATTACCATGAACCCACCGGTAACTGGATCGGGCTCATCACGGCCATGTTTACCGTGACTGCTCATAACGTAGTCGCGGACAGAATCGAGATAGTCGGTTGCCAGGATGATCTTTTTTTTAACCCATTCCTCTTCCAGATGGGGGGTAGAACACTTGGAAAAATGTTCCAACAACTCACACGCATTCTGATGGGCGTTGGTCAACTGGTGGATGACCATCTTATGGGCGTCGTCAACGTGACCCCCGTGCGGGTGCTCCTTTTTATGGGGAGCACCCGCCTCGGGAGAATCCACGGAAACCATGCCCTCGTCTTTATACATAGTCGAACCGACGATAAAGTTTCAGGGCAAATTGATTATCCGTCATGTCGCCTTGGCCACCTTGCTCGGCAAGAAGTTGCTCGATCTCCCCCATTTTCCTGCGGTCCATACTAGACTTAGGGTCAAAAGGACCGCCGTGGGCAACTTTAAAAAGCTCTTCTAGACTACTCGAAGATGGTTGAGGCGAAGCAGTAGGAACTTCAGCAGAAGATACGGCGTCCTCCATTCCTTCGGGAAGATCTTGGTCAAAAGCCGTGTCATACTCTTCTCCTGTAGGATCTTCTAAAGCGGTCGGAGACCCTTCTTTGATGCCCGCGAGCATACGGTCTTTAGCGGTAGTGCGAGGCAGTTGTTTAGGGGTGGGCTTCTCAGCGGGAGTCTCAGCGGGAGTCTCAGCGGGAGTCTCAGCGGGAGTCTCAGCGGGAGTCTCAGCGGCAAGGTCAGCGGTAGTCTCAGCGGTTGTTTTCGCCGCAGAGGCAGCAGCTTTTCGGGCGGCTTCACGATCCGCCTTCATCTTCTCGCCCGCAGCTTTGGTCTCAGCCAACATCTTGTCGGCCTTGATGCGCTCGGCTACTTGGGCATCCGATTCAGGAGGATCAACTGTGAAGTCTTCGTCGTCGTCAACTTCAATACCCGTTGCGTCAGTAAACTCTCGGCGTTTCTGAGCCATCCGCTTGTCTGCGTTGTAATAATCATCAGCAGAAACCGCCTCGGTGTATTTAGCAGCAGGGTCGGGTTTAACATCGGCTAAGGCTTTTTCGCGTTCGGCCTCCATCTCAGGAGAATCCAAGCGAGCAAGAAGCTCCGCAGTCGTCTCAGGCGCTTCCCCGCTCTCAGGGAATTGCCGCTGCTCAGTCAAGAGGGCTTGGATGTCGCGGAGGTTCTTCAAGGCTTGTACTTCCGGTGAAAGTCCAGCGGGAGTGTCTTTAGTAGCCATCGCGTCCCCCAATTTGCCCTGCTGAAATCTAATGAAATCATCAATAATCTTTGGGTCTTTCTGCACTTGGGCAAGAAAGGATTCCATCATCGACCGCATTTTACTGACGGCATCGCGCCTCGCGGGGCCGGTTACGCCAGTTGCCGCTTTGTTAGCGGCTTTATACAGGTCCGTTGAGCTTTGTCCGCTCCGCAAATAATCTTCTACGGCTTCAATAAAACTGGGTGAGTACTCACCATATTCTCCTACAGGCATGATAAAAAGTGGTTAAAAGAAATCCCGAACCCCGAAGGGTGATCCAGGGTTCGGGATTAATGGTTAAGGTTGAGGGGGTGGGATTACTGTGCGGGAATCAGATCAACGTAGTCGTTAATGTCGATGACATTAACAAGAAGGACAAGCTGGCCTGTAGTTGCAGTGCTAAGGTTTTGGCTACCTCCGTTAGTAAACGTAACACGTAGCAAGTCTGCGTCTGTAGGATCGCTCACGGCTGAAGCGGCATCTTCCGCAGGAGTTTCAATGGCGTCACCACTATTCTTGGTGATCCCCACAGTTTTCATATCCAGATTATCAATGTAGTCGTCAAGGTCTTCATCCTGAATTCCGACATCAATAACCGCCGTTCCACTAGGGTTAAACGCTTTTGTCACAACAACAGCAGCTTTATCAACACGATGAGTAGATGAAAAGGTGAGTAGATCAACAGTAGTAGAGGTAGCATCAACAGCGTATGACGCGCTATCGAAGTTAAACAACCAAGCGTGGCTATATCCTCCCAAAATCTGGGCAGCGGGAACCTGTTGAATCAGGCTGCTCGCACCAGAATCTTTGTTAGAAATAACAAGGCTATCGTTAGCTGCAATGGCTACGTTTTTAACGAGCGTGGTGGTATCATCTAGAGTAGGCATAGTCGTAGAGTGGGTTATGCGCGGGGTAGCAGTGTTAAGCCGCTACCCCGCACAAGTTATGAACCTACGCAGCAGGGGTGCTGCT